TTCTTTTTAAAGTGTAAAGGTAAGAAAAGAGGTTACACAGAGAAACAAGAAGTAGAAATATCTAAACCTATAACTGATATTAACTTTGATGAACTCTAATCTAACTTTACATAAGAAAGATTACTTTCCTCATCAATGGAGTTTTTTGACATCAAAGAAACCTATTACAGGACTTATTGCTGGATTTGGAAGTGGTAAAACCCATGTTTTTACTCATAAAGTATTTGTATCACATATAACAAAAAAGAATAAAAAAGGTGTTTCTAATGGTTGGATTATATATCCTACTTATGATTTAGCAGAAGAACTATTTGTTAATCCATTTAAAGAACTACTTGAAGCTAAAGGTATTTACTACCAATATAACATAGCAAAGCATAAGTTTACTACACCTTATGGAACTATTAAGATATATCAGTTACAAAAACCACAAAGGATTATTGGAGCAGAGTTAAACTATATAGGTTTTGATGAGTTTGATGTAGAATCATATAAGAATTGTGATATAGCATTTAAAAAAGCAATAGGTAGAATGAGGGGTGCAGAAGATTGTCAGATGTTTATTGTATCTACTCCTGAGGGTTATCACTATTGCCATAAGATATTTGTAGAAGATAATAATGATGATAGATTGTTAATTCATGGTAAGACAAGAGATAATACTTATCTGCCAGAGAATTACATTAAACTGCTTGAAAGCAACTATGATGAAAAGATGCTACAAGCATATATGGAAGGTCAGTTTGTTAATTTAAGTAGAGGAGCAACTTATTATGCTTTCAATAGAGAACAGCACACAGGTGAAATATCCTATAACAGTAGATTGCCCATCAGAATTGGAATGGACTGGAATGTTGACCCATTGTCAGCAGTCATCTTTCAAGTCTACAAACAAAAACCTTTTATTAGAGTGGTCAAAGAGATTGCCTTATACCATAGAGGTGAAGGAGATTTAATGACACAAAGAATGTGTGATGAAATAAGAAGAATGTATCCTAATCAGGTGTATTATGCTTATCCTGATGCAACAGGTAGTTCAAGACATTCATCAGCACAATATTCAGATATAGATATAGTTAGAAGGAATGGGATAAGGGTAATGGTAAAACATATTAATCCAAGAGTTGTTAATAGAGTAAATGCTGTTAATAACAACTTATCAAAAGATAATATTCTTATTGATAAATCTTGTAAGATGTTAATTGGGGATTTAGAAAAGGTTACTAACAAAGAAGGTAGCAGAGATATAGATAAAAGTAATAAAGAATTGACACACATGTCTGATGCTTTTGGATATGGTGTAGATTGGGAATTTCCAGTAGTTAAACCAGTAATAGGAACACAAGATAGATAATAGGAGCAAGATATGATACCAAACATAGGTGAACTAAGTGTCTTAATGAGTAAATGGGACATTAATCAACAAAGAAAGAACAAGTGGAAGAATAGTAGATACAAAGCACTTGATTACTATAAAGGAAACACTAAAGAATATGTAGGTGATTATTTTAGTGATTCTACATTATCTAAAGTGCCTATTGGTAATGTTAATATAACAAAAAGAATTATAAACAGAATATCACTTGTGTATATGCAATCACCTATAAGAACATATTCAAATGAAGATGTAGTTGATTACTTTAATGGTAAAGACCATAAGTTGCAAAGATTAGAAAGAATGACTAACCTATTAGATGGTGTTTTAATTAAACCTTGCTGGAGGTATAAACAAGATGGGTCTACTTGTATAGAATATGATATTATTATGGATTATGAACCATTATTTGATGATGACCCACTTAATCCTTATGCTTTTGTTTATCCTATTGCAGACAAAGCAGAGGTCTTGGATACTACACCTGAACAGTTTGCATACTGGGATTCTGAGAATCACTTTATATTTGATAAGAATGGAAAGATGTATACACATGATGATAATCCTGATATGGTTAATCATTATGGTGTATTACCATTTGTAGAATGTTTTAGAGATGGTAAGCCTGAAACAGATTACTTAGATACTAATGCTTCAACAGATTTAATACAAACAAACTTAGCTATTAATGTAGCAGAAACTAATAAGAATGCTAACATAATGTTCCAATCATTTGGTTATCTGTTTGTTAATGGTGCAGGTATAGATAAAGACAGTATGCAGATAGGACAAGATAAGATTAATTATTTAGGTGTTGATGGTAGTATAAGCATTGTTTCTCCTCCTAATGCAGTTCCAGCACTTGATGAATCCATACAAAGCAGTTATAAGATGTTGGCACAAAACTACCATCTACCTACTTCATTTGTTGAAGGTTCAACTGCTGCTTCAGGTGTAGCACTTAAGCTAAGAAATATGGAACTAACAGATGATAGAAAGTCTGATGTTACAAGATGGAAAGAAGTAGAGCATAAACTATTTGATTTAGAAAGAGTTATCATAGCAGTAGAAGATGGTAAAGATGCAGGTGATTTAGAAGATGTAGACTTTTCTGAAGCAGTAGAAGTTCTTAATGATAAAGAACAAAGAGAAAAGTGGGAGTGGGAACTTGCACATGGACTTATAGATAAAGCAGATATACTGATGCAAAAGAATCCTGATTTAGATAGAGAAGAAGCATTAGATATACTATTTGAAAAGCAAGACACAGAGATGGAACTTGAAGAAGAAGAAACAGAAGAACCTCAATCTGCATTGTTACAAGCATTACAAAGACCAGTAGAGTAATGGCAGAGTATCAAGGCAAGTCAGTTAAGTTAGATAAACCTTCAAGAATCACTAAAGGTGAAGCTGGATATGGTAGAAAGAAGTTTAAAGTATTTGTTAAGTCAGGTGATAAAGTAAAGAAAGTTATGTTTGGTGACCCTAACTTATCTATTAAAAGAGCAAGTGATGCTAAAAGAAAATCATTTAGAGCAAGACATAAGTGTGATTCTAACAAACCAACAGACAAAACAAAAGCAAGATACTGGTCTTGTAAGTTTTGGCAATCAAGTAAATCAGTAACTGACTTACTTAAATAATGGCTAATCAAAGAGATATAGATTTGTCTGCTAATAATATAGCTGGTCTTGTTGATAAGGCTAAAGCAGAACTAATAGCTTCATTATATCTTATAGGTGAAGAGATAGGTGATATAACAGAGTTTGCTAATACTTTATTATCTATTGATGTTGAGGGCACACTAAAGAACAAACTACAAAAAGCTACATCTATATATGCTAATGCACACAGAGGTGTCTTAGAATCTACTATAGGCTTTGCAGATATAAATCCAAGAGCATTATCTACATTTGCAGCACTTAATGAACAATTATTTGATAACTCTATAATAAGAACAATATCAGGTAGCATTAGAACTGAAGTTGTTAAAGGGTTACAAGCAGGATTATCTACAACACAGATATTAGAGAATGTTACTAATGCAAGTATATCTAACTCACAAATGCAAACATTAGTTAATACAAGTCTTAATTCTTATTCAAGGCAGGTTACTAACCAAATGATGAGCATTGCTCCTAAAACTACTAAATATGTTTATATAGGACCTGTTGATGATAGAACAAGAGATGAGTGTTTAGATATGGCATCTGCTGGTGCATTAACTTTAGACCAAATAATAACACAGTTTGGTGAAGCACCTTTAGTAGATGGTGGTGGATTTAATTGCAGACACAAATGGGAAATAGCTTCATCAGAAGGATTAGGTTTTAATGAACAAAGTAAGGCAGAAAGTAGATTAGAAAATGCTTGATAAAATGTTTTTTTTAAAGATAGGACCTAATGTCAGAGATAGATATAGAAAGCATATCTTTCAAGATGCTAAAGATGTATTTGGTAAACCATTTAAAGCATATAGTAAATTATATGGTGAAAGAAAAAGAGCAAACAAATTTAAAAGACAAGCATCTGATTATGCTAATAGTAAAGCACCAGTATTAACACAAGAATTACTTAATGATTATAGTTTAATTAAAACAATGAGGAATGGATTCCAAATAGGTTGGACTACATTTGGTGCAAGAGTAGAATGGTTAAAGAAGATGGGTAGAGTATTAACATCTAAATCACAACCTATGCCTGATGGTGTTATTAACTATTTATCTAAGGAAGCTAATAGATATATAAAGAAAAGATTAGGACCCAATAAGACTACAAGATACAAGATTGGTAGGAAATAAAAAAGCCACAATTAAGTGGCTCTTTTATTAAATTCTACTTTATTACTTTATTATTTAACTAAATATTCTATTGTTTGTATATCACTATATTTTGACAATGTAGTCCAACTATTTTCATTGCCTTCATTAAAAGTAAATGTTTCTTTAATTAATTTTAATTTTGGATTATTAACAATTAAATTTTTATTACATTCATAAATTTTAAAATTGTCTGTTGTTATTGTTTTTTTCATTTGTTTCTCCATATTTATTTGTTTATTCTCACTCACCCCATATATTATAAAATTATAATAATATAAGTCAAGTATTATTTTTATTTATTTAAAAAATAATTGTATAAAAGATTTAGTAAGTTATATTATATATAAGAATTTTCAACTAAAACTCAACAAACAGAGGTAAAAAATGTCAGAAGAAAATGTTACTCAAACAACTGAAGATACTCAGGATAATAACAACAGCACACAAGCTGATAATAAAAATGTTCCTTATGATAGATTTGCAGAAGTTAATCAAGCAAAGAATGATTTGGCAGGTCAAGTTGGTAAGCTACAAGCACAGATTGATAAAATGAATCAGACTACTAAACAACAACAAGAGAATAAAATGGTAGAAGATGGAAAGCTAAAAGAAGCTCTTAATATTGTTCAGAAGGAAAGAGATGAATTTAAAGTTCAATCAGAGCAATGGAATACTTACCAAGCTAATAAAAGAGAATCATTAATGGGCAAATTAACTGATGATGATGATAAATCTATTGCAGATGGTTTGAGCTTAGATAAATTAGAGAAATATGTAAGTAAGGTTGTTAGTGTTTCAGCACCTACTACTTCATCAGCAAGAGCCACTACTGGCAAAGCAGGTGATATGGGAGGTTATTCTTCTTACTCTGAATGGGCATCTAAAGACCCTAAAGGTTATGAAGAATCTAAAAAACAAATAAACTCAGGTATTAACATTGGCTTTGAATAAAAAACATAGCAAGTTATTAGGTAAAGATTTAGACCCTAAGAATGATATGGAATTAAAGCCACAAAAAGATGGTGATGTAGATGTTAGATATAAGAATGGTAAGATGTCCTATGATGAATACATTGATGAAATGGAAACAAGGGCAAATAACCAAGCTGAAGGTAAGTCTATATCTAAGTCTTTTGGTTACTTTGGTGGATTTGGTAAAGGAACATTAAGAAAGCCTTATGAACAAGCAAAAAAAAATAAATAGCTATGTCAAAATGAAGGCTTTATGCAGTTGAAAGACATAATGATTAAAGGAGAGTATCATGGCA